CTGCTGGCATGTAAGGGAGACCTGCGCCAATGGCGACAGGCCCGCGAACTCGGCGAGCGCAAGCGTTCGCAGTGTGTACGAAACCTACTGCTGACAACCGTGCAGCCAGGGTGGCCATCGGCCCCCAGCCATGACGGCTAAGACTAGGGATGACTCGCGGTCGAACAATGTCGACCGGAAAGCCATCCAGAAAGTCGCCGCCGCATGCCTCGCGAAAGCGGGTGTTCGGTCCGCAGCATTTCCTCACGTTTGGCACGAAGTGCAAACGCTGGTAGAGATCAAGGGTGTAGTCAAAACTGTAAGCAGGGACGATAACATCGTCACCCACCGCAGAGACTATCCCCTTTGGACCCTCTTTATATGCTAGTCTTGCAGCTGCCTTCGCAACTGCATAAAAGACGATGCATTCGATCGGGTAGCATAGCGCTGAACCCATTGGAGCGAAGGTCTCGAGTTTGAGAACTCCGCCCCCTGGGAAGCGCGCGTACTCCGATCGGAGGGCACTCAATAGCTCCCACCACGCCTTTGAGAAGAACATGCGAACATGTGACACCTTTATAGTGTCAGATGCATCACTGAGGTCAATGGTGCAATTTCTTGCACTACGCCCCCATTGATACACGCAGCTCCCTTCGAGAGCTCTCTGTCGTTGGACAGATTGATCCTTCAGGGGGAAGGGATTTCCCTTCATCTTCTCAAATTTTCTGTAGAACCACAACATGAGTCCTTGTTCAAGGAACTGCATGCTTAATGGCTCACAGGATATGATCCTAACCGATGTGGCATCCTTTGGCACCGCAGTGATGCGGGTCGTAGGGGTCACCCTCTCTAAGTTGAGAGGTGGTTGGGATGGCATGCGGAACAGGAATTCAGAGTTCCCACCAACCAGGCGATCCAGTTCAAAGGTCGTCTGGGTAAAGTGGTATTTCTGGAAACCCTTCTCGCCAGTCGCAACCGCGCCAGGCCCATGTCTCGGGGTCAAATCCTCGAGGCAGGGAGGAACGGAACCGATTAGGTTATCCACCTCGGTCTGTATTGCGTACAGCTCCCGCGGNGTGATAGCAAACACGGTTGGCCTTGCAGCCAACCGCTCTGCTGCACCCTTAAGGCAGCTAGTGGCGATACTATGATCCACCGAAGCGTGTTCGCGAGAGAAGAAACCTAACCACTGTCTGATAACTCGGATTCGTTCCGGGTCGTCGTGCGGTGGGAAGGTCCACCCGAATATC